CGATGGAACATCCTCTGCAGCGGCTTCATCTGAAGGAGCCGCCTCGGTCACTGATGCCGCCTCGCGACGACGGAGAACTTCTGCCGCGACACGAACATCCGCCTTGGCCACGAGCTCCTCCATTGACGCATCTGGAAACTCCTTTTTCAGATCGTCGAGAAGATCTGCCGGGTGAGGAATTGGTGGAACATCTGGCTTGGTATAGTACTTGCTGTTCTCGTCGGACGGGTCAATGTACGGAAACTCGCCCGAAGCTGGCTTGGCGAGCATGTCACGCTTGCGCTTCTCGAACATTGACGCGGCTGCATTCTGATTCTCACGATACTTGCTCATAATCTCCTCGAGCTTTGCATCCTGGTAATGAACGTCGTCAATCAGGTCGCGATCGGGAGGAATCAAAAGCCACTTGTACATATCAACCACATAAATGTCGAAGGTTGCATCCTCTCGCTGAAGACGCTTTGCGTGGGTAGCCGCCTCCTCGCGAGTCGAAAATGCTCCACGAATTTTGAGACCAAACTTGTCATTTTTCTGGGGACACTCTGGGCCGACCAGAGAAATGCATGCAAAGTACTGTCCGGGAATACATGTAAGATCTGCATCGAGAGTAGCCATATAAAAACATGAAGCGCGTTTCTTTTAAGTCAAATGGATCAGCTCAGAAAATTACACAACAATTGTAAAAGAGAATTCATCAAACAATGGGTCCGGTCAGGATCACATGTTCTCGATTGTGGGTGTGGGCGCGGTGGAGATTTCCATAAATGGAAAGCTGTCAATGCACGAGTCGACGCAATTGATCCCGACGAAGAATCCCTTCTCGAAGCAAAACGGCGTTCAGATGGATCAATCAATTTTTTGGGCGTCGGGGACATTCGAGACGTCAAGGGACAATGGGATGTCGTGTGCTACAATTTCTCAATTCATTACATTTTTTCAGATGAAAAGACGCTGAATGAATCCATCGACGCAATTTCGAGAGCGGTTCGGCCGGGCGGTCTTTTGATTGGAATCGCCCCCGAAAAGATTCGGATCCAGACAATGTGTCATCCCGATGGAATTTTTCAGGATTCTTTGGGAAATAAAATTAAAAATGTACAGAGTCACGCAAGTGTCCAATTGGTTGACGGGCCATTTTACAAAGGACACTGGAAAGACGAACCGTACATGGATTCTGAAATTCTAATTTCAAAACTAAAATTCAGACTTGTTTCGTGGGAACCGATGATGCTCACACCAAATGGATTCATTTCGGACATGTACACAAAATTTGTCTTTTGTAATGATAGAGATGTGGCTGTTCATCCTAGGAACGGCATGGGCCGCCACAATTTTCACGCATCGTGAACCACAAATGCTCAAGGATCTCAAGATTAAGTACTGGTCCATTCTCGACATTCTCAGGGCGACAGGTGATCCTCTCTGGAAACCAGTCCTGAAACCCGCAATCATCACGGGAATGTATGGCAAGAGAGACGGTGTCATTGGATCAAACGTCAACAAGGGGTATGAAATTTACATCTGTCTTGAGGGAAACGATGTAAATTCTGCAACCTATGTACTCCTTCACGAACTCGCTCACATGTCCGTTTCAGAATACGATCATTCGAATGATTTTTGGAATAATTTTAAAAAAATTAAAGATCTTGCGGTCCAGAATGGAATTTATGTCAATGAAGGAACTAAAAACTATTGCGGAGACGTTATACGCGATCCTTGATGAATTTCTTTGCAAAGTAAAATATAATTGCTGCGACCAATGCAGTCACAATGAGACCAGTCGTTGTATGCTTCCCAGATTCTCCCAAAAATTTTGGAACCATAGAACTGAGTTTTCCCTGAATAGGATCAGAAAATGCAATGACTGCAGAGACGCCGGCGATGACTGCAGTGTATTGATCGTCAGTCATGCTAAATGGGTTTGTGCTCGTCGACTTCTTTTTCGGAGTCCTGGGTGAAGGACCGGGAATGATTGGCGGTGGAGGACCCATGACTTCGTTTTGCATCATTTGGCCTGGACCAGGCATGACTTCTTCAATCGGACTCGAGAAATCTGCCATTTGATCTTCATCAACCTTTTTTTCTGGCCGCAAAAGCCCAGTCGGAACACCTTTTTTTTCATCCTCCTTTACTTCTTCGACAATTGTTATCGGGGTCGATTCGTTATTAGGATCATACGTCTCCATGACTCTTCATTCTATTTTTCAAAACAAAATGCTACGCGCGTTTTTTTACAACTATCGACCCGCTCTTTCTCTTGATTGCTGGGTCTCCTGATTTTTGACTAAAGTGTTTAGGATTATAAAAACGCTGGTGGTAGTTCCAAAATGACGGAGAGCCTACCCGAAAGTTTCTTCGTATCGGCGCCTTGTACCAAAATACACAGTCTGTGATTTTGTTCGACTTTGATGTATTGTCCAGAACGAGACATTCGTAATTTTCGGTACACGAATCCATAACCTGTGAAAACGTATCATAGTTTGGAAAGACGCCGAAAAACGCCTTGTACAAATTCTCGCGATTCTGTCGGACATTGTCCCTGAGCGCAAAGACGTAATCTACATTTGTACGAATCATGGGGGTCATGTCCATGACGTATTGGGTCGTCATCATAAAGAAAACTTTCCAGTGTCTCCCGTTCATAAAGAGTTGGCGAACAGCAACGTCCCGCATGAATGACCTGTCGTACATGCAGTCGTCCATGAGCACAAAGACCGGGCTCGCCTTGCCTTGCTGGGTAAGCTTTTTTTGACGTTCTATAATTTTTTCGAGCGCTCCTGCATTATAATCTGAATATACGAAAATGTCGGGAATGAATTGTTTGTAGTGACCGTTTCCATCCTCGGTTCCTGACATTGCAATTCCTGCTGGAAGGTGGCGCTTGTACCAAAGAATGTCTGTGACGAGCGTCGACTTTCCGGTCCCTCTTTTTCCTATGAAAATGCAAACCTTGTCGTCCCCCATTGTACTCGGATCAAACTTTCTGAGGTTCAGCGTCATTCCTACATTCATAGCATAAAAAGACTCAGTGCGCGGGGCGCAGTCGATAAAATTCTGCGCCCATTACAGAATGTCATCTGGGTTCATCCAGTTGGCTGCACTTGGCCAACAAGATGTGTACCTGACTGGGACTCCTTCACTTACATATTTTGCGAGCGTCTACAAGCGTCACACCCCATTCGTCCTCGAGGCGTACGAAATCCCATTCAAAGGATCTGCAATTGCAATGGGTCAAAATAATGTTGTTCAGATACCTGTCAAGGGAGATCTTGTTCGGGCGACAACGCTCCGTCTGAACCTTCCCCCGCTCGCAACATACGGTGCAGACTGGTTTTATCCACCTGGTTATAGTCCATTTTTGTTGTACATCAACGGAACACCTTATAAAACTACATTCCCATTTGGTCTCCAGCCATATTCATCAAATATTACGAGCTTTTCATTTTGGGCTCAATACATCACACCAATGGGATATGATTCGAAAACAAATAAATTTACATTTCCGGTCGGTTCGACAATTCAAATTCCTCAAGTGTATGCAACATTTTTCGGGTTTGACATTAAAAATTCGATAGGTATAGTTGATTCGGGTCCTAATAGAGGTTTTTTAATTTATAATAACGTTCCAGACTTTACACTCGAACAAGCGGGATGGATTCGATCTCCCGGTCTGTACGTAAATACGCTTTCAAATCTTTTTTTACAATGTAAAATTCCAAAAAATACACCAAGACCGTCATACATTGATCTCACCACGTGGACGAATGAAGATGCGCCAACTGCATGGACCATAACACCGAGAGGAAGATTTTATTTTAATGCCATAGGAATTTACAATATTCGAGCAAACTTCTTATTTTCTCTCGGAACGGATGGGGATTCGAATGACGGAGAGCCTTTGGATCCATTGATTACAAACTCGCCCGACATTGTGTATTTTCAACAACCAGTTACATATTTACCCGAGACTCCTTACGACACGCTCATTACATACTACATCTATTCAACCGGTCCAATTGATTCGAATTCGTACATTTACATAGAACAGATTGATGCGTACTTTTTGAACAACAATCAAAACTCGGGCACAGGGGCTCTATACACGAAAGGTGATTTTATACGTCTTGGATCTGATTTCATTATTCAAGGATACGGTGCAAAAACAACTGGAGATTCAATCATTCTTCCACAGTCAGGAACATATATTCTTTCGGGAGTTGTTACGGCCGATGTTCCTATCCAGTCGATTGACATTGTTGATTCTCTCCATAGTAGTACTGTGCTCTTTACAGAAACATTTCCTAGTGGAACGTATTGTACAGGTGAATTCTTTTTTTCATTTGTAAATTCGACAACCTATAAAATACGTGTAAATACTGCTACAGATTATACGATTAACGATTATACCTATTTTACAATCAAATATCAAGGACTTCCAAACGGAGGAACCAGCCAATATAGCAACGGTGGATACATCATCCCATTCAATGGAGTTTTGGAAACAAAAGGAGCCATTACGTATCCTCTTGATTTTTCTACATTTACATCAAACGGTGCATCCACATTTCTTTCATTCTCGAGCGATGTCTCATTCTTAAATGTAGGAACCTATCTAGTTACATCGTATTTTTCAAATGCAAACACAATTATATTTTCAAATGTACAATCTAATTATTATTACACAGCCCCGTACCGACCACAAATTCCGATCCGAATTGACACCCCTTTGAATCTTTGCGTCACTGTAACATATGCAAATCAAGGTCCATGGAGCAATGTTACTACAATTTTACCAACTCTAAATGTTACCGATTTGTTTTCGGACCTATCTGGAAATCTCTACTGTTTACAATCGAACGGCGGAAATTATCCCAATTCAACCTTGATATACAAGATAACTGGATCGACCCTTTCTTTAGTTGCGGGCGCCGGTAGAGTATCACCTCAGCGTACTACGACAGACTTGGCCGGAAATATATATTTATATCAAAATCTTTTAGGTATAAGACAATTTTATATAATACCTGTTGGTCAATCTATACAAGTTTTTGCGGGAAGTGGAACTCCTGGAAGCGTTGACGGTCCGGTGAATCTTGCAGGGTTTGATAGTGTACAATGTTGTGCATCTACAAGCGACGGAACAATCTATTTTTCTGAAACTTCTTCGACTGTAACGAGAATACGTAAAATACAAAATGGATACGTCTCGACATTGATTAGTCAGAATATTAATTTGGCAATTTTCATTTCCATGGCTATAAATTCAAAAAATATAGTTTACTTGGTAGCCAACAGTGGTACAATTTATACGTTTGATCCTTTGACGAATAGTCTGAATAAGATACCTACAAATATTAATTACATTAATACTAATTTTTATTTAGGAATTCCCTTTAAAGATGCAACCTTTAACCTTTTTGCTATCGTTTGTGTACGGTTCGATTCACAAGATAATCTGTATATTTTGGACCAAATAAATTGTTCAGTTTTAAAAGTTACTAATCGGGGAAATATACTATTTACAATTGCGGGCGGAAATACGAGTGGAGGTTCCATAGATGGAATTGGTCCAAATGCAACTCTTGTGAAGCCTGGATTAATGGCAGTCACCGGCGTTGATACAGTATATGTAGCTTGTGTTGCTGGGTATCAATC